AATAAGATGGATGCTAGACTTGGGATTCTTGAAAATAAGGATAATAAACAAGTAGCTCAGACTTATATAGATACACTCAATGAGATTGATCCGGAAGCTACTACAATGTGGTATTTTTCTGAAGGCTTACTTGACGATGAGGCAAAGAGTGTAAGGCTTCCTACTTACAACGGTAAACAATTAAAGGTTGAGGATATCTTACATACTAAAGAGAAAAATCCAGATTTGAGCATCCAGCAAATTCTTAAAGTAGTTGGGGCTCTTAAATAATAGGAGTAAATAATGAGAGATTTAGTAGCTGAAACCCCGGGAAAATTTAAATTTAGTCAAACTGGTGCTGAAACTGGCCCGAGAAATCTCGCTAACGAGGTTGGTTTTAGTCAACAGCTTCAGGCTGGGGGACCTCCATTAACTGAGATGTTTTGGACTCCTAAGGACACAGAAGCATTCATGAAAACTCTTGAGGGATATAAAACTATAGCTAGAAACCCAGGACTTTTGATTGAGGCAACTAATGAATTTGTTTCAGCTCTTCCATCTTTCGGAACTGGTTTAATTGAAGCCGGTCAAGATTTATTTCAGGCTGGTATGAGTGATTTACCAGGCTCAATAGCCCAAAAATTTCTGCCTCCTTTTATGCGTAAAGATAGAGGTTTAAGTATTAAAGACTATTATGATATTTCTGCTGAGGGATTCCAGCGAGGTTTTGAAAAACTTCCGAGAATCCATCCCAGTAATCCAGAAGCAACAGCTTTAATTATTGAGACAATGTTTGCCCCATTCATAGTAAATATGGAATTGTTTCATAGGCTCTCTGAATCAGATGTTCTTGATGGTGTACCAGAGGAAGATAACATTAGAGGGACATTAAAATTTGTTGGGGATTTATCAAGTTTTTATTTAGATGCTGGAATTACTGGATTAAAATCCTCGCCGCCATTTTATCGAGCTAAAGGAATTAAACAATTAGCTGAAGGAAAACCCCTAAAAAGTAAAGCAGATTATACTAATTTACTTAAGGATATTAAAAAGGATATAAGTAAGGAATTTGATATAGACCCAAAAGACCCGAGACTTAAAACTGCTGAAGGTCGGCAAGAAATAATTAATGGTATTAAGTCAGATTATGAAGCTCAGGGTTATCCAGTTATCCCAAAAATAATGCGGGATAATCAGATGAATATAAATCTAATGCCGAAAGAACAAATCGGTGTTACTGGTGCTGATCACGGACGTTTAGCTAAAACTCATTTACATAATTTAATAGATCAAAATACTAAAGCTAGTGAGTTAGCAAGTAGGGGTGATGTAGGTGCATTAGTATCTGATTATTCTGTAGGTGGGCCGGCAGCTGGGCCTATTATTCAAGCTCTCTCAGAACAAAGTAAGATTGTAAAGCAACGTGCAGAAAGGGGTAGTAAAGCTGGTAAGCTGAGAGATGCTGAGGAATTAAAAGCTCGTCAGGAAATAGAACGTCAATATCAAGAAAATAAACCTAAGGAAACTGGTGGGGCTGCTAATCCAATACTTGGTTTAATGCGGAGACAGAGTGAGTTAATCCGTCAGCGGAATCTTGGAACTGATTCTGTTAAACCGGGAGAGCAAGCTGTGGCTCGTCAGCAAAGTTTAATGACTGAATTGGATAAAGCTCGAAAGCCGAAGGCCGAAGAAGAAATTCATGCGTATGTAGTTGAACAAAGGGCTGAACCTAAAGCTCCGTTAAAACAAGCTAAACCCGTTGAACCACTGGTTGAGACTAAGCCTACTCCTGTATTCCACTCAAGTGATATGATTAAGAAGCATGGCGTGGAATCTCTGGTTGTTGACGGCGTGACTGAATACGATCTTTACGGAAAGCGAAAGTTTAAAACTGAAGAAGCAGCTTACAAGGCTCTTAATACCGACAAGAGACTTGTGAAAAAACAACAAGAGATGTTTAAGGATGGGCTTGAGCTTGAGGTTGTAAAGGTTGGGGATGAGTTTCGGTTTGCTGAGAATATGGATATGACTCAGGCTGAGCAACGGTTGATTGAAAACTATCTCAGCAAGAAAGGTAAGCCTCAGGAAATGGATTTAGGAGTCGCTGAAAGTGAACTTCGCGGTTTGGGTGAGCAAGTTAAAGATTGGCATCAGGGCAAACCAGGAATTGATATTGAGATAATTAAAGAACGGATTGTTTCACTTAGTAATAGTTTTGTTCGGGAAAAGCCCGGAGCGAAAGGAGACTTTCTTGTTGATGCTGGTGATCGAATGCTTCAATTAATCACTGAGCGTCAAGCAGAACTAACCACACCAAAGAGTGGAAAATATGGCGAGGGTTTGATTAGTGGTCGTAGTCCAGTTAATCCAAAAGTTGATTTTATTTATAACGTAGATGGGAAGGTTTTTCAAGACTTAATTGAGGCAGTAGATTTTAATGCTGACCTTCGGTTGGGTGGCGTGGTTGAACAGCATCCTAGCGGGGGCTGGATTATTGAGATGAAAAAACCACCGCCAAAAACAATTCCCGGAACTGGGCTATTCCTTAAACCATTATTAAATGAACGTGGATCAGTTGATATTTCATTTATGTCTAGTTTCGGTAAACGATTTCTTCGGAATAGTAAGGTTAAGAAACCTTTATATCACTTAGCTTATAACCTAGATGTACTTAAGGCTGGATTTGATTTAAGTAAATCACCTGAATTAGGTATTCATTTAGCTACTAAAGAACAAGCTATTAATATTTTAGGGCGGAATTTAGGTATACCAATTATTATTAATACTAAACGTCCATTACAGTTAGTTGATAAAGGTAACTTTAGTCCTAATAATATTATCGAACAACTCAGACTAAATAAGATTATTACACAAAGTGAATATATTAAAGCTAGAGAACAGATGCAAAAAGTTATAGAAAACATCAGTCCCCATATAATGACCCCAGAAAAATACTTACCTGCCCATAATAAGATTGTTCGGGATTTAATTCTTAAAAAAGGTTATGATTCTGTAAGATATAAGAATATAAAAGAACAGCCTTCAGAACATCCCGGACTTAAAAAACGTAAAAATGAATTACTTATTGAAGCAAGAAAAAAAGCTGCTAGAGGTGAAGATGTTACAGCTATTAGGGATGAAGTAAAACAAATTCAAAAGGATATTCAAAGTAGGCAATTAATGGATTCTTATATTGTAATAGATAAAATTACTGTTAAGAATGCACTTGACCCTAAATTATGGGAAGAGTCACCTACTACTAATACATTTCAACGTATTATTAAAGACCTGAAAACAATCCTTCTTGAACCATTATTAAATGAACGTGGCAGCGTGAGTTTCGAAAAGCTTCCACCAGAAAAACTTGAAGCTTTACGGAGACTCCAAGAGGATGCTCGCAGAGCTGGTAAAACAGTTTATGACCTGGTTCGAGAAATGGGTGAGAGTGAAGCTGTTGCTAAAGCTATAAGTGAGCTGGCTCGTCAACTATCAAAACGAATAGATATGTCGAAGCCTTCAGTTGGGTTAGAGGATTTTGAAACTGGTGATGTTATTAGTACTGGAAAAGATCGTAAACGTGGTGAGTATTTAGTCAAACAACCAAAGGTTTACAAAAGTGAGCTGGATGCTATTCGGGCAGCCAAAGATCCTAAACGAAGCTTTGTTGGTCAAGCAACCAAAGAATACGTTACGACTCCACAGATGATTAAAGAACTTGACTCGCCATATTATAAGCAACTTCAACGAACTTATTGGGAGACTGAAACTCGTATTGCTGATATGATTAAAGACCATGCTGATGGATTATCTAAGCAAGTTAAGGGATTAAACAGAAAATCACGTGAGCGAATTGGAACAAATCTTTATTGGCGTCAGAAAGATATTCGGGCGAGGATGGAAAAAGATGGTTTTAAGGAAAGTGATATTCCAAAACTGACTGAGCGTGAACAACAGTTTGTGGATTATATAGACCCGTTGCTGGAGGATATGGGATTTAGAATTAATCAAGCTAGAGTTAGCTCTGGGCTTAATCCGATAAAGCTAATACAAGATGATTATTTTACTGTGGCTTATGTAGAAAGTTTTGCTGAACGGATAGGCTTAAGTGCAAATATAATTCGAGATAATCCAAAAGTTATTAACTCACGATTTGCACGTTTTCTCGAGACTCCTTTCAAATACAAAAAGCGGCGGAGTAAAGAAGGATTGAAGAAACAACTTAAGTTTGATCCAGTTGAAACATTTGATACTTATATGCGCAGCGCTATTCGGCATGAACAGATGACTCCATTAGCATCGAAAATCCACGCAACACTTAAACCACTTAAAACGGGAGAGTTTTATAAAACTAAAAGTGGAAAGACCAAGGAACGATTGTTCATGATGGATAAGGAGAAACCTAATCTTGCTCGTTGGTCGAGACGCTGGGCTAATACAATAGCCGGTCGTGATCTTCAGGCAATGGGTACGCTTGTAGATTCTCCAGCAAATAATTTTATCGATATGGCAGCAAGAAAACTTTCTCGTAATCTGGTTGTTGCACTTATGTCAGGCTCTATTCGTTCAGCAGAGATTCAGGTTGGAGCACTTCGTAATACAAGTGGACGTATTGGCTTAGATTATACAGCGTATGGTGTTGCTGAAGCAGCCAGACTGGCAGCCAAAGGAGAATTTACCAAAGTTAAAAACCGCTCAAGAGTGTTGAAAACCAGACTTGCGGATATAAGCATGACTGAATTCTTTAGTGGCGTGCGGCGCGGGAAGCGAGCTTTGGCAGCCAAGATCGGTCTTACTCCACTAAAATATATGGATTACTCTACAGCAGTAGCTACATGGCTTGGAGCTGAAAAGTTTGCTTTAAATAAGATTCAAAAAGCACAAACTACTGGAAAGTTCGGAACGTTAAAAGAACATGGAATAGAATATTCTAAGAAGCTTAGTCGTGAAGAAATGGCTCGAAGATTCGCTGATGATATTGTAGTTGAGACTCAGGGTTCATCACTGGTTGGTGACATCGCACCAATTCAACGATCAGCAGTTGGCAAGCTTGTTCATTTGTTTCAGACTTTTACGATCAGTGATTGGAATATGCTTTACAAAGACGTGTTTGGCGTGAATAGAAAATTATCAAAGAAGCTTAAAGCTAAGCGAATGATTAATTACTTAATCGCCACAACACTTTTAAATATGTTCTTTGAGGACGTGTTAGATATTAATTCACCGATGCCAACACCAATCAGGGCTGCAATGAAGTCAGCTGAGGAAGGTAAAAGCGGGGCGGAGATTGCTCTTGATGTAGCCAAGGAAATGGGTGAACCTTTACCATTGGTCGGTGGTGCACTTCGTTATGGATTTAGTCCGGCGGGTGCAGTTGTTCAAACATTCGGTGAATTATTTGAAGCCCTTTCAGACAGAAGTAAACGAAGTAGTGTGTTGCCCAGAACTTTGGATAGTGGGATTGCGAGAAAAACTGCCTTGGCGGGAGAATCACTTGCTAAGCTTTACGGCATACCATACACTGGACAGATTGCGAAAAGTGCTAGAGCCGCTAAACGGGGGGAAAGTCCTTATGCGATTATACAAGGATCGTATAGCGGCCCTAAAAAGAAATTTAGGCGTTTTTAACCTTAGTCGATTCGATTATAATAAGGTCAATTATTTCACAGAGATTTTTATTACGTGACTTGATATAGTTTATTTTACCTACGACACTTATTAAGTTACGTAATAATTTTTCTAGTTCCTCAGGAGTTAAGCCTGAAAGTCTAACAATCCCTTCAGCTTTAGTAAACCATTCTTTGTGGTCTGGCTGGTTAGTGTAATCTGCATGCTGGTCTTCAACATACCACTGACAATCACGTTGGTGATCTCGTTTACATATTAATAAGTGTAAAATCCCTGCAATCCGTTCGTACATATTCTACTCCCTTGTGCAATTAAATTGCGACAGTTATAATTTAAATTCTTGTTTCGGTTTTGGTTTTTGCTCTGTGTAATGAATTTCTATATCATCACTTAAAGCAACACGTTTCAGGAATTTCATCGAGGCAAGTGAGTCTAACATTTTCTCAAGTGTCCATTTATCCACGTCCGTTTTATATCGCTCAAGCAATTGACTAAACAAAATTGTTCTTGCCATCCCAATATCGTTCATGATCTTCGTCATTATGTTAGCATTACTTAAGTGACCAACACCACTAAATGTTCTCGGCATTTTAATTTCAGCTGCTTCAATTAACTTTATTGCTCGGTTAAGATCATGGCTTGAGACGTTCATATCATCACTACGAGAAACATTACATATCATTGAAAGCTTCATGACGTGATTAGCTCGGCGTTCTAAGTAACCTTCAAACCGAGGATCACGGAAAGGTGGATTAGCTTCTTGCCATGTATACCACTCAACCCATCGATCAAGAAAACAATCGGTCGTTCGGAATTGTCCACTTATCATATGAATCTGACCAAGATCATACTTTAGTTTTTCATAAGTCTGCCGTTCTTCAGCTGAAAATGCAGGGTATGGACATACTCGACCTTTGTTTTCTTCGAAGATAAAGATCATACGTGAAGTAAGTCCACCACCTATGGCGTCTAAAGACATAGTTGACCGAATTAAATCGGGAGTAGTGGCTCCAAAGATATTAACAAACACGCCAATTATTTCGTCTGTCCCCATGTTCTTAGTTCGATAAGTCCACTGGTTTCGACAATCATACCAGTCAGTTAAGTCACTCATTAATTGTGAGTTTTGGTAACCAAGAAAAACTGTTAGTTCTTGTGACCAGACAGTCAGGGAAGAATGAAAGAACATCTTGCCCTTGTCAGTAATTAACGTATCAGTTGCGTTTTTTAATTCCCGGATTAAAGCCTCACGTGTAATAGCTTCAGCAGCCATCCTTATTTGTAAATCATCTAGCATTGGTTTCATAAGATTCATAGCCGTTCCTTTTCGAGCAGCCGGAGGCCCAACCAATACTATGTACATGTTAGGATAAAACGTGAGTGTTCCCCAATTAAGTTGACATTTACGCTGAAGTACAGAAGCAATTGCAGCAATCGCTGTCCATATGTGGTAGTTATTTGGTGGCTCTGTATTCTTCACGCAATTAATGTAAGTATCTATCCAATCGTCTACCTTTCTAGGCATATCAGTTCTCCAGAACAGAATCTTTTATTATAGTTTCAAGTCGTGTAGCAAGAGTTTGAGTACTGGTTGTGTCGCTGCTTTTTAATTCTACACAATCCCGTTTTGAAAATGTTCTTGGAAGTACAGATATGTCAGCAGGAACAACAAATTTACGGTTGTCCAAAGTTACTAGAGGAGTTTCAAGGGCTTCTTTTACGTCCATAAGAATGTTAGCGTGTTCTTGCCAAGGTAGGGATTTAGGAATTTGAAAAACTATTTCATCGTGTTTCTGTAGAAGCAACTCAACTGAACGGTATTTTTGTCCGCCGTAGTAAATGAGGTTTAATCCACGTTCATTAATTACGTCACCGACAGTTCCTTGAGGAATACAACTATAGGCTTCTTTAAAAAGCTTATCACCCCAACGATTCATGAATAAAGTCTTCCGACCCATCAGATTCGTCACAACCCGACCATTACGAAGCATCGAACGAACCATTCCGTGGTAGGAATTTCTCACGCCGGGATAGGCCATATGATAACGTTCGACAACCCACTTAGCTTGACTTTCTAGCATCTGATAAAGTAAAGCAAAACTCCGATAACCCAAATCATAATTAAGTCCGTGATTTGCTTTCTTACCCCAAAATCTTTCATCATGCGTACCATCACCAAGTTGACATGCTTCAGCCCCATGCTCCACATCGTATTCAGTTGAAACTTCTTCGATAGGTTTCTGGAAAATCAAGGAAGCAGTTAACCGATGAATATCAATACCTTCCTCAAACGCTTTAATCATCGAGATAATATTACCAACATAAGCAACAATTCGATTCTCAGCCTGTGAAAGATCAATCGCATAACCGACATAGCCCGGATCAATTAAAAAGAATTTAAGCAAAGCATGTGGAATGTTCTGGAGGTTCATGCCAGTCCCAAAGATATTTTCGCTAGAAGAGATTCGTGAGAACTTTGTTCCAGCAGGATTAAATGAACTTCGCATTCGACTATCCTTGTCAACTTTTACTAACTTACCATCAACTACAGGCAGATAAGTTCCTTTAAGTTTCCGGATTTTACGGATCTTTTGAACCAACGTAGCTTCTTTAACACCTTTCCGAGCCAACCGAGTCATAGCAATATCATCAGTCGTTGGTCGTTTTGTTTTGCGATTTTTGTAAGCCTTAAAACCCAGTGAGCCATAGAAATATTTACTGAGCTGTTGTGGAGAATTAGCATTTAGTTCCTGTCCAGCAGCTTCATTAAGCTTTGCTTGGACTTCAACTTGTTCTGATTCAAGCCGTTCATTTTCAGCGATCATCCCTTCCACGTCACACAGAATACCGCGTTCTTGCATATAAACAAGAGGCGCAACAATCTTAGTTTGGCGCTCATAAGTTTTCTCATTCTTCTGTTGCTTTAATCGCTGCTGTTGTTTTGGAAATGCCTCAGCACAAATAAGTGAATCAGTTGCGTTATATTTCCATAACTCAGACCAACCACCTCCACCAAAGTATTTCTTTCCCTCGTCCTTATAATATTGATGATCTGTCCAGATGCTCGTAATAAAGTCAAGACCCATAGGATAATCAGGCATAATTATTTTCTGGGCAATCATCGTGTCTTCGGCATTTTTAGTTTTAATTCCATAACGACGGAGTAAAAAGTGTTTATCAAATCCGATGTTTTGCCCGCCCTTTTTTATACTGGGATTTTCCAGAATCTTTGCTATGCTAAGCATCACGTCAAGTTCCTGGTCAGGAAGAAAGTAGTTATTCTGATCTTGAATAAATGGAATCGAAATAGCTTCATCATCACGAAAAACAAATGAGATACATGAAACTTCTTCATTATAGATTTCAATATCAAAATATACGATTGAGCCATTAAGCCCAGCTTCGTGAGTTTTTTCGAGATAACTTAAACAATCAAAGAAACTAGGATTAATTATAAGTTTTCTGGCTTTTAGTTTAAAGTTTTCAGATGCTGTGCCTAGAGCACGCCGTAAATCGAATTGAATTAAGAAACGATTTAGGAACTGGAACTTTGGCGGGATAACTGTAGATGGATGAAGGCATGGAATGATCCACTTTCCAGGTAGTTCTGGGCAAGTAAGTACAGAACCACGCCACTTAGTTATTCCACTACGACCAGTTAAAACTGCTAAAGCATAATTACCACAAGCTACAATGGCTTTAGTTTTTACTTTCTTAAGTTCTTCAATTAAGTTATCTTTATGCCACTGACCAATCCCGCTGAATGTCATGCTTTTTAAGTTAAGATAATTACTGACATAATGATCGAGGTCTTTGGCATAGTTGGTTAAATAACAGTCATGTCGCATAAGATTTACAGCCTGAAGATTCTCATTCAACTCCCGACCTGCCGGACCAACGAAAGGTCTTCCACTTTGAATATCTGTTTTCCCAGGCTGCTCACCAACAATAGCGATTTTAGCTTTTAGTGGATCGCCTTCCGGTCTTACATAAGTTTTTGTTTTCATAGAAACATCCTTTCATAGCTAAGCTCTAATCCAACCACGTCTTACCAGTTCATAATAGCATTTCATGGTAGCCTTAATATCAAACATAGCATCATGAGCACCAACGAAGTTCTCGTTAAATAAGAATTGATAAAGCTCCTGGAGCTTAGGCCACTTATATTTTCCGTAACGTCCAGGGAGTTTACATAAAGCTGTCGTGCCTAGCATTGTACAATAGCATTTTGAGTTAGTTATTAATGTATCAGCCAGGCTAGTTCGATGGAATAATCCTCGGACTAAACGAGAATCAAATTGCCAGTTATGACAAACAAGTTTATTAGCCTGCTGGATTAATTCCTTCATCATATGAGCTGCTAGGTGTTCACTGACTCCTGTTCGTTCAGCTAATGTAACGGGAATGTTATGGACTTTTTGAGCACCTTCACTAATCGTCCGTCCATTAGGCTGAATGATCACGTTAAGCTCGGCATAAGAAATTCCTTCCTCAGCCAGCACTGCACCAACCTGAACAATCCAGGGAAAATCTGTTGCTTTATGATCAGGTTTTTTAAAGTTAAATACTCCACTTGTTTCAGTATCAAAAAAGAGTTCCATCAATTATCCTTTCTTTGTTATAGTTACGAATAATAAGTGATGATTCACCTATTAAGAATTTTGATTGCTCGTCATACCAATCGTTAATGTTTACACAGACCAGTTCCCGAATTCCTGCATTGATTATTTTCTTTAAGCATTCACGGCACGGGATTCCACAGTTCATATACATAGTCGTACCGTTAGTCGAAACACCAATCTGAGCAGCATTTACGATTGCATTTTCTTCTGCATGTGAAGCCGTGCATAAGTGAAGTCCTTCGCCAGATTTGAAATTCAGTGCTTGGCGTGGACACGAGTGACGTTGGTCAGGCCTGATAAACGGTAATGAATGATCGGTCAGGATTCGTTCCTCACCACAATGAGGGATTCCACGTGGAGGCCCGTTGAAACCAGTCGAAACAATCGTTCGATTACGGACAATTACTGCACCAATTTGACGACTTAAACAAGTAGACCATCGAGCAATCTCGTTACAAAGTCCTAAGAAACGATCATCCCACTTATTCATTTTCTAGTTTCTTTTTAGATTCAAGCCAGGTTTTTTTAGGTTTTAGTTTTGGCTCCGGATTTTCATCTGGGGCAGTTTCAAGACTGCAATTAATACCTTCAAGAAATTCAACAATTCCCATTAAGGCCAGTTTAATATTCGTATGTTGTGATCGTTGTGAATGAGTAATTCGTTTGACTCGTTCCTTGATTTTATTGAGCTTCTCCACTGGACACTTCCTCCTTTGTAAGTTTATTATAAACAAATTGAGCATAGTGAGCTACCTTTAACATATCCCGACGTGATTCAACAAGACCTCGTGCATTGTAAAGTCTTCGATTATAATAACGCTGAATACACTGCCAGCAATCTTCAGTAGTGAAATCATCAATCTGCTCATTGCCGCTTTTATTTTCATACTGCATGTTAGCATAGTTTTTAATATGTTCTTCAACCAGTTTACTAAATTCTCGCCATTCTTTTAATCTGTTCATCTTTCCTCCTACATAGAACTAAAATTATTAATACCATAGTTATAATGATCCTTCACTTGCCTACAACTATGGCAATAAAACCAAGGTACGCCCTTTCCGATATATCCATATCTGAATTTCTTATTGTGCCACTTCCGACACATCGGGCATTTACACTTAATTTTTACTCGTTTCTGTGCGTTCGTTGACATGCATAGCCTTTTGTAATTCGTTTCTAAGATTTATTACTTGATTGTCACGGAATGTTGATACTGAAGTAAGAAAACTACGAGCACAAACGTGACATATGTAGGCTGAATTGATGGTAGACTTGTAATAAATCCTGTGTGGGTCTTTGATGCTAGTAGTTGTACAAAAACTACATACGGTTTTTTCCATGTTAGATTCCTTTTTATTCTTATGCAATTTAATTGCGATAGGTGTCAATAAGTTTCGCTACAAAAGCCTCTTTGTGTTCTTCGCCCAGATCAGTTCCGAAAGCTTTCATCTTACTTTCATGAGCAGCAAGAATAGTAGTACCACTGCCAAGAAACGGAACTAAGATTTTTGATCCTGGCTCAGTAAAGGTCTGAAGGATTTCTTGGATTAATTCGATTGGTCGTTCAGTTGGATGGATTTTCTGGGTTGGTGGGACAGTCTTGAAACTGAAAGAATTTGGTCGACCCTGCTTAACAATCTTTGGATCGCCCTTTTTAGCATAAAAGAACATTTCAAATGTAGATGCAAGATGCCGCATCGGGGAATTAGTCTGCCCATAGATTCCTGTAGGCATTCCTGTTTCATCTTCAACACCTTTTACCCACACACAAGGAAGTCCACGAACCTTCAGCTTTGCGGCTTTCAGCCAATCAAGCATTAAGCCAAACCATGGGTCCGGGCTAAACCAGCAAATCATAAAACTATTCGGTTTCATAACTCGATAACATTCTTTAAATGTCCGGAGCATAAAACTAGGATAATCTTGTGGGTCTATTTCATTATACCCTGTTTCGCCGTAAGAATAACTTCCAACATCGTTGTCAGCTTTTTTTATTTTACCGAGATTAATTGCATACGGCGGATCGATTTCTACCAAGTCAATAGAATTATCTGGCAGTTGCTTGACAAACTCAAAAAAATCACCATGAACAAAACTATCAGCGAGTTGTTTGATTAGTTTATCCTTGCCCCGGTTTCCGCCAGTTTCCTCATCAAACCGTTTAATGGCATCTTGCCGAACTACCATCTTACCGATGTTATTTTTAAGCTTCAACGCCTCAGCCCGGTTTTTCATCTTATCCCAACCAGCTTCTGGAATTTTCTCCATCATATCAGCAAGATCAATATCCTGGCGAAGTTTCTCACGACTAATTCCGATCATATCAGCCACGTCACTACGGCTTACGCCAGGGGCATCCGGAGATGTAGATATTTTCTCTCCATGAATTTCTTGCTGTAAGTGTAAAATCTCTCGCTCAAGATTTACTTCTTCATAAAATGTCAGATTCTCACGCTGAATATTTTCCATCAGTTCAATTGATTTTATCTCAAGTGTCGTGAGTGTCGATGGAAAAATCTTACAATCAATTTCTTTTTTATCCAGATGCTGACAAGCAGCAAGTCTACGTCCGCCAGCCAGAAGCAGATAAAGCCCATCCCCGGTATCCATTACTGCAATAGGGTGGATCAGACCTCGGGTTTGAATATCTTCAGCCAATGACGGAATATTATTATAGTCCTTTCTTGCACGCTCTCCTGGGTCAATAAGTTTAGTTTTAACTCTTGCTAAGCGTCCTTTACTCATTTATACTCTCCTTTAACATTTTCAATAGTTCAGCTTTTGTAACAGCTTCTAATGGATTCTTTTTTACCCGGGCCTTGGTTTTTCTCTTGGCTCGAATAGTAAACTTAGTAATCTTTTTGGTTAATCGAGATTGTCTAATCTTACGAATCAAGTTAAAAGCATCGGCTTTGGGCATCTCACTAATTGATATACAGAGATCATCTATAGTAGCCATAGTTAGTCTCCTAATTTAAGTTTACTCATATCCCTTAAAGTAATACTACGCTCGACAAGTAAACCCAAAACCTTTCCAGCCCCGTATCTGTCAATTAACTCTAAAAGATCATCTATCATAACACCGAAAACAACTTTCCTCATCCCGTGATCGAGATATTTTACAAGTTTCATGTCTTGTTCTTCAGTGATATCTACACTCAAGCGAGGCCTACGATAACTCATTATGCTAACCTCCCTTTAATTAATTCGTTAAATTCATCAACTAAATCAATCCCCTCACGAATCAGTTTAATACTTATAAAGTTATTATATCGAGTAGTTCCGTGATAACTTAATGCGTTAAGAATTTCACTGAGTATTCGTACAGTTTCTGCGTGGTGTGAAGGGATGTTAGGTTGGTAACCTTTTTTACTCATTTTAACCACCTTCCGCAATTAAATTGCAAAAGAGGCTAGTCCAAGAATAACTCCCAGACTAACCTCTTTTTAGTTATTTATGCCCCACGGACATATTTGCGAATTTTATTAGTAGGGTTACCATCCTGATCCTTGCCGACACCGAGAATTGCCCAGCCAGTAACACCAACAATATCATTTTTTATGTCGAGCTGACCGCCAAAGTCAATGCTAAAAGCCTCGCTAAAGCTAAGAAGCTTAAGTGTAGCAGCATTTTTCTCTTTGGGACTCATACCTTCATTCGGCAAAGGCAAATAGTCACCGAACTCCTTGCTGTAAGGATCATCCATTATTTCAAAGAAAGGCATTACAAAATCGTTCCCGTTTTTATCCTGGTTTTTCATGAAACTGACGATGCGAAGTTCAGCTTCTTCTCCATCCGGATGAACAGTTGGCTCATATGTGTCAGTTAAATCTACGCCACTTAAATCAATAAATTCCTCAGTCATTTTACTTCTCCTTTCGACTCACGTCGAGTTATTTAAATAAGGGTTTGTCTTCTGCGGGAAATCCGCATTTTTTAAGCATCTGTTTAATGTCTGGTTTCTCATAAGTTTTCAGCAATCCTTTTTTAGCCAATCGACTCCGAGCCAGATATCGCCCAGTTGCTTGAGTTAAAATTCTGTATTCAACGCCACTGCTGGTTGATTTAGGATCCATTACATAGATTTCATCAAACAACAGCGGGATTGTTACGGCAGCTTTTCCAGTAACCATATAACGATACGAAAGCTGGCCGCTGACTTCATCCTTTGAGCCTTCAAGATGCCCAGTCAAGATAAAGTCACATGGGAGTTTCATTAATACTTTAATCCAGTTCTGGATTTTTACCTTTTGCGGGACATAGTCATGTGCCCAACGCGGTGGTTTGCCGGCAAGTCCTTCAGATTTAAGAATCTGATTCATAATAGCATCAGTCCACGTTGAGGAACTGTCCAAACAATAAGTCCCAAAATGATTAAAGTATCCGCTTTTTATTCTGGCTTTCATTACCTTTTCCCACTCCCTAAAAGCGGTAGGTGCTTCGGGGTTTTCTTCTTCCCATCTAATATCCGGTACGAGTTTGCCCTCCTTAATCAAACCTCGTAAATTAATGGTTCCGCCAGGATCAAAGCAATCCATGTGGATCGGTTTTCTGGCAGTGTGGAGTAAGAATGTTTTGCCTGTGCCGCTTTCGCCAAGCACGAGCATATTAAGCGTCTCACTCCGTGGGTTATCTGAGTACATAGTCTGAAGCTTTTTAACCTCAGCCTTTACATCAAGTTTTTGGTTTGGGTTCGGGTTTAGGTTCATTCTTTAAGTTCCTTTATTGGATTATTTAATTCATCTATTAAACCCCACTTAAGTAGAATAAGAGAAAAATCCTGATTAGTATAAATGGGTGCTTCATTATTTACAATGTGGTGGAAATTCTCTGAATTTAGCCCAAGACACTCAGCGTGAGCACATAAAGCCCGAGTGTGGAGATCAAACAGTGAAACAACATCTGGTGTGTGAGCTAAAATCTGTCCACACGCCGAACAACTAAATGCCCCATTAGATAATTCAGTTAACTTCACGCCACAATAGGGACAACTTTGAGGTTTTGACATTAGTAGTCTCCCTGTTCTTCAATGTTAAAGGTTTTCTTTGCCGGCTCAGCAGTTGGGTCCCAAAAACGTTCTTCAAAACCAATTGGCGGTTCAAAAGCTCGCTGGAGTGGATTCGGCCAAGCCATACAGAAATCATGGTAGGGACAAAGCCGGAAGTAGTTTAAGCAACTGGTGTCTCGTAAGGGAAAAGCCATAAGAGTTTTATCACTTTCCTTTGTATCATCTAGCAATTGGTATTCACGCTCAAGTTCCCACAAATAATAACGAGTGTTGTCTAGCCAAGTCTGCATCTGTTCATTGGTTCGTTTCAGGAGAATCCGGAGAAAAACCTGCTCTGGCTTTGGCGGACTTTTACGATTCGGAAAGAAACAACCGTTCATTTCAATCCCATCAATTTGTTCGGCTGGATAAAGACAATTCAGCACATGGTTGTAGATGCTTGGCTGACCATCAAGCAGGAATTGCTCCTGCCAAAGATAAGGACCAGACCCAGTCTTATGTTCACGAGCACGAATTTTGCTAGTTTCACGATGCTGCAGTAATGCATCCATCCGGAAATAAAGCGAACGATCTGCATCAATAGATACTTTGCCTGAGATTTCAGTATAAAGAGTATTAAAATCCTCTAAGTCAAAAGCATACTCATGGTAACCAGTGTATTGGCTAAGCCGTTCAAAAGCCTTGTCAGGCGTTTTCCCTTTAAACATATCGTCAGTTTCAGGTCCGAAATGCTCACGATAATAAGCCAGAAATTTATCAAAGGCTTTCAGCGTGTCCGTTTGGCTATAGCTTGTTAAAAGCAGATGCTCCATTGCTTCATGCCAAGCCGAGCCAAAAATTAAGTGATTATTCGGGGCTACTGGCTGCCAGCCCAAAACGTGGGAATAGAAGAATTTCCGCGGACAGGTCTTGTAGTCTTTTAGTTTTGAATTGTCGATTTTATTCTGGGCTAATTTTAACATCGTTGAAGTCCTCCTTTTTAATCCGACTCACGAGCCGATAGTTTTTCACAAAGAACTCCTCAATAGCATCTGATGCATCAGCCGAATTATCAGTTAACTCAATAAACATCCGGATAGTTAAGTTTCTGCTCAACCCGTCCTGAAATATGTTATCGATTCTTTTGTACATCTTTCTTGTAATAGCCATTTGTATTCCTTTCTTAGTTAAATACTACTATTCTCTCCTGATAATACTCAGAAGTTTTTTTATTGGCTTTGTAGATTAATAAGTTAAGTCGTCTGTGTTTGGCTGCGAACATCCCGCAAGCAATCGAGCACATAACGCTTAGGCCACTAATAAGTAAATAATCGTGTTCTGTGCTGTTTTTTAAGTGATTTTCGAAAATCCTAGCCATTTTACTACATGCGAATCGGTTTATTGATCCAGTTGTCATATAAACTAATCGCCCGAAATCTTTTGCTGATGAGTAATCATGTGAAGATTGATTTATTACGAAAACCTTACGTTTTGTCATAGTTTAATCACCTCCCTTTTGCAATTAAATTGCATTAGAGTCGAGTTTAACTAACCTCATCTAATGGATTAATAAATTTAGTTTCTGGAGCCCGCTCAACAAGCTCGAGGAAAACTCCGCTTTTTGGTTTACCGCTTGCCCAACGATGCTGATAGCCGACTTTACAGTCGAATTTTGTTAACGAGAATCGCCTGAGCCACAGATCGTGACGCTCATCGTCCGAAAGTGAGAATGAACCAACTTCAAATTCAAAGTCATCAGTTGAACAGATAATCGCACCAATTGTTCCTTTGTATTTGCCCGAGCCTTCAACAAAACCAGTTATTTTATAAGTGTCACTTTTCTTCGGCTTGAATTTCATCGCCCATATTGAACGGCGACGAAGATAAGGAGCATCAAAATGTCTCACGATGATTCCCTCATAACCCAGTTTAATATATTCGTTAAAAACCTGCCGAATCTCTTCCAGCGTCCAGACAATTTTAACAGGGACGATTTTAAGATTCGGACCAAGCAAGGGTTTTAATTTACTAAGCTCGAGTAAGCGTTTAGCCTGAACCTTTTCTTCGTTAACTATATCAAACAGATGATAATGCATCTGGTCGTGTTCGGGATTCAGATTAACTGTTCGACCAACAATCGAATGGATGTCTTCGAATGACATTCCGTGACGATAAAGTTCTCCGTCAAGTTCGATTGGCTTGTGAAGTTTTTTGGCTAAGTCTTCGAGTTGTCGCTGAATTAGCGGGAGACTTGTGATAGGATTATCTTCGCTGGAAAACATTACTGCATATGGGTCGATCAATAATGCTCTGCAACGTTCCCCATCAAGTTTAGGCTGAACTGCATATGGCGGCTGCCATTTTGCGAGTCGTTTTTCTTCGAATGGATAGCACAGTTGGATGTTTTTTCTTTTACCCAAAGCCATCTCCTTTCTGGTAATTGGTGGCGTTTAGATTAGTCAAAAACCCAACAGAGCCGAAACCCTGCTGGGCTTAGTTAATGTGGATTCAGGTGTTAACCTTCTGCCTGAATCTCCGCGATTAATGTGAGACGTTCCTCTTCTGACATCTTGCTGATTGCGGCACGTGCCGCAGCTTTTGGATCTTTGGCAATGGAAGGAGCTTTTTCTCCTGGTACAAACTTATCTGCCCACGCCTGAGGGTCTTGTCCATTCTCCAGACATTTTCGGACACCGCCCTGAACCTTCACAACCAGCTGCTCAGTGAAAATTTTATTGACTTTGTCTTCACCAAAAAGGTCGACATTTTCTACGAGGCTTTTACCTACGTTGTAATTAACTGTCGCTTCTTTTCCTACTTTTGGTGCTCTTGTCTTAATCTCCATTTGTTACTCCTTTCATAAAGTAAGTTAAATTATATCATTCTGGGGTTTATCCCCAATTATTAGCATTATATCAAATTGATTGACAGTTGTCAATAAATCTTTTCATTAAGAATTCAATTCATTTAATAATGCTTGTTTGTCGAAAGCTGAGAGTTTATTAATAAGTTTACGAGCATATGTAAGTTTTTTTCGTTTTGTTTTGGGCTTGCTTGAATTAAGCCGGGCTTTACAGATTTTCAATCGTTCGTCACGGAATGCTAGTTTTCGATCCAACACTTTATAACGATACTTAAGTCGATCAAGTTTTTGGGTCTGAGCCCATTCAAGTTTACGAATAAGTTTAAGTTTCTTGGCATGCTTTTTGCATTGTTGCTTAAGCAATAAAAGCTGGCTTCGCATGAAGTGTTCTGGCGTGTTAAGAAGTAACGGGCGTTTCGGTATTGGTAAAGTTGCTTGTTGGTCACTGTAATGGTTTAAATAACTTTGTTGTATTAGCATATTAGTTCTCCAGTTGTTTAACGTTAAAATTATCTTTTTGGCCGTAGTAATTAGCCCTGACACTTGTGTAGTTTCGTCCAAGCTTTTTAGCGAGAAGTCCAACTGCACAATTTAACGCTTTTTTTGGCGGGTAGGTGAACGGATTTTAAACTGGCAAAGCTCGCCATAGTTGTTTAGGGTTACAAGAAAGTTTTTCATGTGGTTTCTTCTTTCGACTGCTCCTTATGCAATTTAATTGCGGAAGGGGTGTTGATGTCGATTTTCATTAACTCGTAAGCTATGTCGATTATCGGTTTTGGCTCGGTCAGTTCAGTTATAATCTGTTTAAGTGTTTGCTTAATTATTTTCATATTAGCTTCCGACACAACTTCTTCTGGCTCACTGGACTGAACAAATTCATTAGCCAGTTTAGTCAATAATTTTTTAGCTTGCATAATACCGACCACTACTGAGCTATAAGTCAAGTAGTCTGGCTTGTGAACTAATTCCCGTAATTCGTTCATCGCGTCATTAAATGTCTGTCCTTTCATTTCTTTCGTTTCTGTTTTTGTGTTCATGTTATTCTCCTTTCGGTTGAGCGGTTTCTTTAAACACTGTTCCAGGTCCTTTATCCCAATCCATACGGCCTTCAGTTCCAGGGCAATAGTTTGTTGGGATAAACTTGTTGTATTGCTTACTGTAATAACCTGTTCCGCAATGAGATCCAAATGAGCAGCCACAGTTTGCACACTTCCGTTTTAAATAATTAGTCATGCTAAGTCTCTCCATGCTAAGCTCCTTTCGCAATTAAATTGCATGAGGGTTAAGAATTACTATCCTCATTTTTAGTTTGTCCGCCAGAAAGCATTTCTTGACGGAATTTGTTTATCGGAATTTCCATAGGTGAAAGTCCCGAGTTTGGATTTTCTGCTATCTGATGTTTAGTCACGCCATCACAGTTTGGGCAACAATCGGCATCAATAGTTTCACTGGTTGGTATGAAGTCAAGCAAAACATAGCTAGGCTTTAAACAATCCAGGCAAACGATTAAAGCTTGTTGCCGTGGTTCTTTTGATCCATCCCTTAAAACTTGTTTTGATATCCCGTTTCTTTTAACTACAGTTAATCGAGGCCTGGTGTTTGGCGTTGGTTTAGTTACACTTTCCATCCCAGGCATTGGTTGGCTGTAGTTTTGTCGAATAGATTCGATTGATTGCTGGCTTGTCATGGGCTGTTTGTTAAACTCTGCCATAGCCTGATCAACTAAGTTTGGCTGGCTCAGGGTTTGGCTTGGAGTGTTTTGCTCGAAACTTTCGATCGTCAAGTTTGTATTTTGACGAAGTTTGTTTAATCGTGTGTTTGTAGTATTTATTCCAGCAATCGAAAGCACTTGTTTGGCGTGTGCTTCAGACTGGACAGTGAATTCCGGATACTTATCTAAAATAAGTGTTTCAAAACCCTCAAGTCCATAACGAAGAATTTGGGAGATGCTTGTCGGGCTCTCGCCTTGTTGCTGCATGAATTGAACTATTGTTGCTAGAGTCTTGTTACGGTAACGGAAAGTGGTAGACATTAAAGAACTGGTCTGGCGGCTTGGGTTAGTTCCTTTTGGTTGCCCTTTTCGATTCTTCCCGGGATTAGTCGAGAAGACACGGTTAATAGTTTCTTTTCTCGATTGTTTTTCGAGTTGCCATTGTTTAAGTTTGCTCATTTTTAACCTCCCAGCACTTTTAACGGTGCTTCAATCTGGTTGTAAAGTGCCTTGATCATCATATGATCCTCTTTGATGATTTCCCATATTCTATCCATCCAATATGCCTTAGCAAGATTAAGGCAAACTATTAAACAGAATAATACACATACCATATATTTTATAAATTCAAGCTTTTTCTCCATCTTTACTCCTCCTTTGCTTCTTGTGGGCTATACCAATAATGAGCACCCTCAATTTCAATCTTCAAATTGTCGCAGGTACAGCCTTTTATAATGTGGAAATCAGCGGCAACACCACCGTGCAATATTGTAATCACGGTATTCTCTGCTACACTTTTTACACCTGTAAATTGTTATTTTCTCAAGTTG